AGATTTCGGCTGGGCAGTGCCATCCAACGAAGTGCCGGCAAAGGTTAAGCTTGGCCAGATGGCGCTTGCTGCTGAAATCTACGCGGACGATAGCGCGCCTGCTGAACTTAAATCAGGCCCGATCATCCGTGAGAAAGTTGGCCCGCTGGAAACCGAGTATGGCGATGCGCCGCGCAGCCTGACAAAGCCGGTTGCAACTCGCCAATCGACAGCCTTTTTCGCCAGTTACACAGGTTCGCCGGCATCTCTGGCTATGGTTCGCGCATGAGCGACATTTACGACCGTGCCAAGGCGTCAGCGGGCCGCATGCTGGGCTTGCGAGCGTCAGGCGGTAAAGGTGCCGCCTTCACGCTGAAAAAGACCACAGCGGGCGCGTATGACCCCGACACGGGCACGGCTGGCAGCACGACAGTAGATTACGCCGGCAGCGCGTTCCGTGACACCTACAAGCAATCCGAGATCGACGGCAGCAGGATCAAGCAGGGCGACGTTAAGTTTCTGGTCTCTCCGCTGCTGCTCGACGGCACCGATATGCCTGAACCTGCCACTCTGGATAAGGTGGTTTTCGACGGCAGCACCTACACCGTGCAATTTGTCCTGCCGATGAATTACGCAGGGCTTGCCGTTGGCTTTGAAGTACAGGCCCGCAAATGAGCTTTGCACTGGATATGCGTGAGTTTGTCGAGAAGGCAAAGGGTAACGCAGACCAAGTTGTGCAAAAGACAGCAATAGACATGCTTGCGCGTATCGTTTCGCGCTCGCCTGTTGGTAATCCTGACCTATGGAAAGCCAACCAGGACGCCGTGACCTATAACAACGCGGTAGACACCTATAACGACGCGCTGCGCCAGATCCCCGAGAATGTGAACAGCAGAGGCCATCTGAAACGAGGCCGTAAGCTGAATGACTCGATGGACTTGGCCACTGGCAAGGGCTATGTAGGCGGGCGCTTTCGTGGCAATTGGCAGGTTACGTTTAATCAGCCAGCCGTTGGCGAGACAGGCGTTATCGACAAGGAAGGCGGCAAAACAAAGTCATCCGGTAATGCTGTTATCAGCGCGTACAACGAATCCGCACAAAGCATCTGGATGACCAACAACGTGCCATACGCCACGCGCCTTGAATATGGGCATTCCAAGCAGGCGCCGAACGGCATGGTCAGAATCACCGCTGCCGAGTTCCAGCAGATCGTCAATCAGGCCGTGCAGGAGCTTGCCAAGTGAGCCAAAAGATTATCAGGGCGGCTTTCGAGTCGCGCCTAAGTACATGGGCCGCTGCGAGGGTTCCCGCGCTGCCTGTTGCGTTTGAAGATGTGCCGTTTACGCCAAGCGTGGGCACTTATCTGCAAGCGTATTTGCTGCCGGCTACAACCGACAGCGAAGACCTTGAGGGCGTGATGCGCTCTTATGTCGGACTTTTCCAAGTCAACATCGTGACAAAGGCCGGCATAGGCCGTGGCACTGCCGAGGGCATTGCAGAAGAGATTGCCGCACTGTTTACCAATAACTTGCTGATTACGAAATCAGGCGTCGACGTGTATGTGCGTTCGCCTTGTTCGTCACCGGCACCGATCATTGATGACGCAATCAGCGTGTTGCCTGTGTCGTTCCGATACCGCGCAGACGTTTAATTATGCTGGAAGGATATACAGTGTTGGTCTAAAATGACCGGACTGCATGGCGCTACCAACGCACATGCAGTCCTAACCAAGCAAACCTGAACAGAGGTCAACATGGCTAACGCAATTCTAACCGCAGATCGCCTCCGAGAAGTACTTAACTATGATCCGGCGACAGGTATTTTCACTCGCAAAGTTCGGCTAGCTCAGCGCCATCATGTTGGTGATAGAGCTGACTTCATCATCACAGGTGGCGGCATGGGTGGATACTTCCGAGTGTCTCTCGACTCGCAGAGGTACTTAGCGCACAGGCTGGCATGGCTATACGTCAAGGGCGAATGGCCAGCGAATGAAATAGATCACATCAACGGCGACCGTGCTGACAATCGAATAGATAACTTGCGGGACGTTGTTGGGATCATAAATGCACAGAATAAGCGCAAACCAAGATCAGACAATAAGTCTGGCTTTCTTGGGGTGACAACTTTTGCATCTGGAAAGTTCAGGGCTTCTGTCCATTTTTCCGGCAAACGAATCCATGTGGGAATGTTTGACAATCCAGAGGACGCCCATCGGGCTTACTTAGAGGCCAAACGATTAGTCCACGAGGGCTGCACGATATAGCAGCAACAGAACATCAGAACCCGCCGAGTGCGGGTTTTTTTGTGCCCGCATCACCAACATTCCACAAATAAGCGTCGGTCCATGCGGCCGCAAAGGAACTATTATCAGCGTATCTCTCCCAAATGGAGCCACCCTCGCGGTCGGTTCCGCTTACGGTTCCGACTTGACTGTCAGCATCGTCACCAACGCCAACCCGGCAGTGGCCACTTCGACCGCTCACGGATTGCTTGATGGTGACTTCATTGTCCTGACCTCTGGCTGGAACAAGCTGACAGGCCGCGTGTTTCGCGTGGCTGGCAAAACCACCGACACTTTCCAGCTGGAAGGCGTCAACAGCACCAATACATCCGACTACCCAGTAGGCACCGGCATCGGTTCATGCAAGAAAGTCACGGCATGGACGCAAATCAGCCAGGTGCTGGAGTTCAGCACTGGTGGCGGTGATCAGCAGTTCGTGACCTATTCATTCCTTGAGAATGACTTTGAAACGCAGATCCCGACCGTCAAGTCGCCAAGCACCATCACGATGTCTATTGGCGATGACAGTTCGCTGCCGTGGTATGCCGTGATGGCAACCGCTAATGATGACCGCGTACCGCGCGCCGTGAAGATGAGCCTGCCGTCTGGCTCGCTGATCCTCTACAACGGTTACGTCACGCTGAACAAAACCCCAACCATGACCAAGAATCAGCTGATGGCGCTGCAAAGCACCGTGGCGATGACTGGCCAAGCCGTGCGCTACTGAGGTTAATCCATGACCGTTTTCAAGCTAGACCCTGCGCCAACCTTCGACGCATCCGTGGACGTTCCCGTGCATGGCAGCGAGGCCGTGAAAGTAAAGTTCACCTTCAAGCACCGCAGCCGCGAGCAGCTGGATGAATTCATGCAATCGATGGTCGGCAAGTCGAACGCGGAAGCGGTCATGGACGTGGCAAGTGGCTGGGAATTAACCGACGAATTCAACGCAGAGAACATTAACAAGCTGTGCAATAACTACATGGGCGCAGCCTATGCCATTGCACAGACGTACTTTGCAGAGATTCGTCAGGCCCGATTGGGAAACTGACCGAGGCCGCAGCGGCACTCTACCGGCGACAGCCAGACGCCAACGAGTTAGCGGCCTTCGGGTTTACCCCGGCTGACTATCAGGACAGCAACACCGTCTTGATATGGCCGGACAACTGGCAAGCATTCCAAGTCTTTCGCGCAATGGGCACACAGTGGCGAACGGGCATGAACGGGCCGACAGGTCTGGATTATGCCGCGCTGCCGGTCGTGCTATCGCTGGAAGGCATACCCAAGAAAAAGCGTCAGGACGTGTTCGATTGCCTAAGGGCAATGGAAGGCGCTGCGCTGCATGAAATTCACAAGAAGGATAAAGCCTGATGGATATTGCGAGTCTAGCGTTACAGATAGACACCAGCGATGTCAGCAAGGCCGAGGCCGACCTTGACCGGCTGAATGCATCGGCTGCAAAGACCGAGGCGAGCGCGCAGAAAACCGGAAAGGCGTGGAAGGAAGCGTCTGCCAGCATTGGCGGCGCACAGATTAAAGATGCTTCTGCGCAGATCGACAAGACCACCGCATCACTGAACAAAGCAGGCGTATCAGCAAAGCAAACTGCGGCGGCCTTGCGCGGCGTTCCTGCGCAGTTCACGGATATTGCCGTTGGCTTGCAGGGCGGTCAGAACCCGCTCAGCGTGTTACTGCAACAGGGCGGCCAGCTTAAGGATATGTTTGGCGGTATCGGGCCTGCTGCTCGTGCGCTGGGCGGGTACGTTGCCGGGCTGGTCAATCCGTTTACCTTGGCGGCTGCCGCTGTTGGCGCGCTGGCCTTTGCCTCCAAGCAGGGCAGCGATGAGGCGACAGCCTTCACCAAGGCTATAGTGCTATCCGGAAACGCGGCAGGGACTACCAGCGACAATCTGGCAGGCATTGCCGCGTCCATTGATGACACGGTAGGCACTACCAAACAAGCAGCAGCAGCACTGGCTGAAATGGTCACTAGCGGCAAGATTGCAGAGGATCAACTGCAAAACCTCGCAACGGCTGCGATTGCCTTTGAGGATGCAACAGGTCAGGCAGTCAGTAAGACCATCGAGGAATTCAACAAGCTAGGCGACGATCCTGTAAAGGCGTCCGCCAAG